TGTAGGTGACTTGGTTCTTGCTAGATTTGACCTTAACATTATGCCTATGGTCACCAATACAACTGTGGAGGTAGCACTCATCTATGCAAACCGTGATGCCAGTGACAATATTACCTTTACATTCCCTCTGACTATCACACCTTATAATTACGGCAGTGGAACTGTTGGTCGTGGTTATCTACTGAGACCAACCATCACTGCATATATGGCAAATGATCAGGATGTTAATTCTAGATCACTCCTAGCAATCAAAGCAGACAATCCAATCCTTGTTAACCCTATCGGTGTCCTTTTTACTATCCAACGATGAATACAATTAGAGTAGTACATAATAACGCAGGTAACTGTATCAACTTCTATAACTCAACACAACCTGTGTTTTGGAATGGTTGTTTGAATGCAGAAGTTTCTGTTGGAACAACAGATAAAATTAATATTGAAAATAGTATCAGGGATGTAGGTGCTGGTAGTAGTATCTACGAATTCTTTAGAGTTCCATATACCTTATTTACTGATGCTGATAATGTTGGATTCTCCAGTGCTCAGGCTGCCGTAGATTATATCAATAATGCTGCTAATACCATCAGTCAAACTAACAGGTTTATTCTGAGTGATGCGGATACCATTGATTTCAAAGTTGATGACTCATTCAGCACCATTCTGTTGGACAATGGTGACAACTATCCTACTGATTATCTGAAGGCATCTGCAAGTGGAGACAACATTAATATCACAACTCTACAGGCAGCATCAGATGTAATCATCTATGAAGGATTGAGAGTTGCAAACGTAACGATTAATGGTGTTGGTCTTGGAACCACACAAGCAAATGTAGTTAATGATTTGAACTCTTTGTTTACACAAACTGGTGGATCACAACCTCCAGTCATCTCCTCTGCTAGTTCTATTACTGTTGGTGTCGGTTCTATTATCAACTATGAAGCAACCACAACTGGGGGTGAGGTGTCTGCATTTGAATGGACCAACCTACCAGAGGGTGTGACTCAGGTCACCAATCACCCACAGAAAATCATTGGTGGTTCTGATTTGAATGCTGGTACATATACCATGACACTGAGAGCACACAACTATGTTGGGATGGCAAAGACCACCATCACACTGAATGTAACTCAAGCTTATACAAACTCAAAATCCACATCGTTTGGTGACACTGAATATACCATCAGAACAAGACAGAGTGGTGAATTTTCAAATCTGTATAAACCAAGTGGTTCAGCAATGCCTGCCCATAGTTATTCTATGTGGTTCAAACCAGTCTCATCAAGTAATCCTCCCAATAACCAATCCGTTTTCTTTGCCTTTAGTCAGTTAGGAACATTTAGTGGAACAAGTTATATTGATCTCAGGTGGCTAGGACCTGGTGCTAGTAATCAAAGACTTAGATTACAGTATTCAGTTTCTGGTAGTAGTAATAGATTGTCATTACTCACTGATGTGGGAACAGTTCCTGCTGATGGTAATTGGTATCATATCGTTGTGACTTTTGATGGTAGTTCTAATGGTTTACTAGAAGCTACTCCATATACTTTAAAAATTTATATTAATGGTTCAGAAGTATCGACCACTTCAAGTACATTCAGTCAAGGTGGTGGAGTTGCTGATAGTGATGGAGCAATCGAACCTGTATTTGTTGGGTTTGGTCGTAACCCATCTGGTTTCTATTTGAGAGATTCTCTCATTGATGAGTTTGGATATTGGAATCAGGAACTTACATCAACTCAAGTTTCCAATCTCTATAATTCTGGGGCACCAACTGACCTTACTGACTTCAGTCCATCATCTGCTCACGTTTATAGGATGGGTGATGGTGATACCTTCCCAACCATTAGTGATCAAGTAGGAAACGCAGACCAGACAATGACTAATATGGCATCCTCTAATTTTGTGTCCGACACTCCATAAATACAAGAAAGAGTATAAGATGAAAAGTTATCAACAATTCATCAAAGAAAGTGTCACTATCAATGGTGACTTTAATGGAACACTCAATGTAGGTGGTGATAATTCTGTTTCTCCAGAACAGCAGGTGGAAGAGAACTATAAGTATCTTGCAGACTTTGTTTGGATGGGTAGTATTTACAGAGTACAGTTAGAACAGGCTGACTCAGTAAGACTACCAACTAATCAGGAATTAGCAGAACAACTTCAAGGTGAATATCCTGGAGCAATTGTTCAAAGAGTATATCCAGTAGAACAAAAACCAACAGTGAAATTTGGTGATGTAAGAAGATATCACCCTGGTAAATTACAGTGGGAAAATTATGGCACAGTGGAATAAGAATATTCAGGAATACCTGAAAGATGGTAAGACTTTATTTGAAGTTTTTATATGTTCAGACCAGTTTGGAAACATCGGTGCTTGTGGAGGAAACACTCAGTTTGAACTGAATGTCTCTGCTGGTATTATGACAGAGATGGCCAATGTTCATAAGTTTGGTTCTGTAGTTACATCTAATGCAACTTATGATACTGTATGGACAGAAGGTGGTCAGTATGAGTTTCCAGAAAATCCGGGTATTGTGACACTTGTATCTAGTGATGCTCAAGACAATCCATCAGGAACTGGTGCAGCAACTGTAGTTCTTCAGGGTCTTGATAGTAACTTTGATGAGATCCAAGAAACAATCACATTGAATGGTACTGTTGGAGTTGCTGGAACTTTAAGTTTCCTCAGAACTCACAGAATGTTTGTTGATACTGGAAATACCAATTCTGGTAATCTTACAGTATCAATTGGAAGTACAGTCACTTGTGCAATTGCTCCTGATATGGGTCAGTCACAGGTTGCTTTCTATACAGTTCCCAGAGGTAAGAGTGCATTCTTAAAACAGTTTACAGCAACTCAGAATAAGAACCAAGAAAATTCTATGAGGTTATTTCAGAGATATCCAAATTCTGGTAATAGACCATATAGAGTTGTAACTGAACTAAATCTATATGGAAGTAATATGATTAAACCATATAGTTTCCCAGTATTTTTTGGTGAGAAGACTGATTTAGAAACTAGGGCATACACTGGTTCAAACTGTACAACATCAGCAATGTTTGATTTGCTCGTAGTTGACAATAGTGCATTAGGAATTACAACATGAGTAATGATGTTTATTTGGGCAACCCTTTGCTCAAGAAGGCGAATACCCCTATTGAGTTTACACAAGAGAATATTGAAGAGTATATCAAATGTAAACAGGATCCGGTATACTTTGCAAATAATTATGTAAAGATTGTGACCTTGGACCATGGTCTTCAGCCATTCAAGACTTATGATTTCCAAGAAAAGTTAATCAATAATTTCCACGAGAACAGATTTAATATCTGTAAGATGCCTAGACAGACTGGTAAGTCAACCACCTGTGTGTCGTATCTACTTCATTATGCTATCTTTAATGATAGTGTCAACATTGGTATCCTGGCAAACAAAGCCACAACGGCAAGAGAACTATTAGCAAGACTGGCTACTGCATATGAGAACTTACCCAAGTGGATGCAACAGGGTATTCTTGTATGGAACAAAGGTAATATTGAATTAGAGAACGGTAGTAAGATACTTGCAGCTTCTACCTCAGCATCAGCTGTTCGAGGTATGTCTTTTAACATCCTCTTCTTGGACGAATTTGCATTCGTCCCAAATCATGTTGCTGATGCATTCTTTGCATCTGTTTATCCTACGATTACTTCTGGTAAATCAACGAAGGTAATTATTGTTTCTACCCCTCACGGGATGAACCACTTCTATCGAATGTGGCATGATGCAGAGAGGGCAAAGAACGAATATATTCCAACTGATGTTCACTGGTCAGAAGTTCCTGGTAGGGATGAAGTCTGGAAAGAACAGACAATCAAGAACACTTCTGAACAACAGTTCAAGATTGAGTTTGAGTGCGTTGGAGGTGATACATTGGTAGAAGTTGAGAAAGATGATGTTATCAGTAAGATGAGGATAGAGGATTTATACAATACAATGTGAGTTTCTTGGATTATAAATAAAAATAAAAGTTATGTATTATATTTACTTGTTGAGAGATGATTATGGTGATGTCAAATATGTTGGTCAAACACAACAGATTGATGTTAGGAAAAGAGACCACAAAAGATTAAAACCACCACACACATTTGAGATTTTATATGAAAATCTTAAAGTGTCTGATGCCAAGATGTTGGAAATAGAAAATATAGATAAGTATGATACATATAGAAATGGATGGAATAAATCCTCTGGTGGGGAAGGATTTGATGATTATGAAAGAAAGGGTATTGGGGGAGTAAAGAAAGGAAATGTACCTTGGAATAAAGGTAAAAAGGGATGTTTTAGTGAAGAAACTATCCAAAAGTTTAGTAGTACAAGAAAAGGTATTGCCTGGAGTAGAAAACTTACTGACAAACAAATCACACAAATAAGAAACTTGTATCAAGAACAACCACATGTTGATGGTGTTGGAGATGTAATGAAAAATGGAAGAAAAATGTCTTATATTCAAGCATTTTGTAAGAAATACTGTAGTGATTATAATATAACACCACAAGGAATGAAACGTATTATATTAAAGGAGTGTTGGGCAAATGTATAAAATAAACAACAATATAAAAGTAAAGACACCAACTGGATTTCAATCATTTAGTGGAATACAGAAAGTTTTCAAACCATTTTATCATTGGATTATTTTTGATGATGGAAGTGAGATAAAATGTTCTGATAATCATTCATTTGGGAGTGAAAAGATAAAGGCATCTTCTCTAAAACTTGATGATATTATTCAAGGAAAAAAAGTTGTATATAATGAAATAGTTGAGGAAGGAATATACTTATATGATTTATTGGACGTAGGGGAAGAAAACCTATACATTACCAATAAAATAGTTTCACATAATTGTGAATTCCTTGGGTCTGTTGATACATTGATTGCACCAAGTAAACTCAAAACTCTGGTGTATGATAATCCAATTCAAACAAGTGCAGGACTAGATGTTCATGTTGCACCAATTCCTGACCATGATTATATTGCAACTGTTGACGTTGCAAGAGGAGTAGGTAATGACTACTCTGCATTTATTATTACTGATATTACTACATTCCCACATAGAGTTGTGGCGAAGTATAGGAACAATGAAATCAAACCGATGTTGTTCCCTAACATCATTTTTCAGTTAGCAAAGAAATATAACAATGCATTTGTTCTTTGTGAGGTCAATGATATTGGAGACCAGGTTGCAAGTATTCTTCAATATGACTTGGAATATCAGAATGTTCTGATGTGTGCAATGAGGGGTAGGGCAGGACAAGTTGTAGGACAGGGTTTCTCTGGAACTAAAACCCAACTTGGTGTCAAGATGTCCAAGACTGTCAAAAAGATTGGGTCACTTAATCTTAAGACAATGATTGAAGAAGATAAACTTATCTTCAATGACTATGAGATTATTTCAGAACTGACTACATTTATCTCAAAGAGTAATTCATTTGAGGCAGAAGAAGGTTGTAATGATGACCTTGCAATGTGTCTAGTCATTTATGCATGGTTAGTTGCACAGGATTACTTTAAAGAACTAACTGACCAAGATGTTCGTAAGAGACTGTATGACGAACAGAAGAACCAAATCGAACAAGACATGGCACCGTTTGGTTTTATGAATGATGGTTTAGATGAAGGAACCTTTGTAGATAATGAAGGAGATAGGTGGTATACCAAGAGTAATGAGTATGATGAGTATGGAACTGCTGCAGGTGGTTGGGAACTCTGGAACTACTAATGGACTTTGATGAGCAACTAGAACTGGGTCATTTACTTTTAAATGACAGGAGATGTAAAAGTTGTGGTGAGTTCAAAAATCTTGTAGACGATTTTTATCGGACAAGAAAGGATAGAGGAGCAGTTCCTTCTTCCTATTCATATGTATGTAAAGAGTGTTTTATTGAGTATGTAAAGGAGAAGAAGAAAGATAGAACTCCGAAATCAAGGTGGGAATACCCTGATTGGTAGGGTTTACTTCCTGTTTACCCTATCAAAACCGGGATATTCATAAATATTTTTAGTTAAATGAGTAAAAAAGGAGAGAGAAAACATGGCTACTCCTCAACTATCTCCAGGAGTTTTAGTCAGGGAAGTTGACTTAACTGTTGGAAGAGCTGAGAACGTTCTTGACAACATTGGTGCAATTGCAGGACCCTTTTCATTGGGACCAGTAAATGAACCAATTACGATTGAGACACAGCAACAATTCCTTGATACTTTTGGTAAGCCAATTGGAACTGATAGACAGTACGAGTACTGGATGTCTGGAAATTCATTCCTCTCCTACGGTGGTATTTTAAAAGTTGTTAGAGTCGGTGGAGACACCCTTAATAATGGTAATGCCGGAACTCAACAAGCTTCGGAAGCTGTTAGAATTGATAATCTAGATGATTACGAACAGAATCATCAGACAGACTCCAGTTTCTACTGGGCAGCAAGAAATCCCGGTACATGGTCGAACAGTCTGAAAGTTTGTGTGATTGACAATCTATCAGATCAGATTATTAGTGTCGCTACTACTAAT